ACAGCTTGACAAAAAGCACGAGGAATACGAAAAGCTCCAAAAGCTGCTGATGTCCTTATATGAAAATCTTACGGACGGTATCATCGACCGAGAGGAATACACACGGCTCAAAGCCAGCTTTACAGCTCGTGCCGATGAAGCGGAAAAGCAGATGGACGCACTCAGAGAACAGCTTGAAGATATACACAACCACGGAACGGAAAATGCATGGATGAATGAGTTTATCAAACGACAGGGACTTACTTCTCTTGACCGTGCCGTTGTGGTCGCACTGATTGATAAAATACTGATTCACTCCAATGACGTGGTGGAAATCATCTATCGTTGGAATGATGAGTTTGCTTGGCAGCTTGACATTCTTCGGAGTGCAAAGCTGCGGGAGGTAGTATAAATGGCAAGAACGAAACGAAAGACAAATCCTCTTGTGCAGGAAGTTGAAAGCTCTGCTCCTGCGAGGAAAATATATAAAACAGCCGCCTATGTCCGTCTGTCCGTTGAGGATAGCGGCAAGCCCGGTGCAGATACCATTGAGGGACAAAAAGCTTTGCTCATGTCATTTATTGAAAGTAAATCCGATATGGAGCTTGTCGCCCTGTTCTGTGACAACGGGCGAACCGGCACGGACTTCGACCGTCCCCAATTTGAAAAGATGATGGAGGAAGTGCGAAAAGGTCGTGTAAACTGCATTGTAGTCAAAGACCTTTCCCGTTTCGGTCGTAATTACAAAGAGACCGGGAATTATTTGGAGCGTATCTTCCCATTTCTCGGTGTCCGTTTCATCGCCGTCAACGACAACTTTGATACGCTGACCGCAGAAAGAACCCAGGATGGATATATCGTACCTCTGAAAAATCTCATCAACGAGGTTTACAGCAAGGATATATCTAAGAAATCCGCATCCGCACTTCATGTGAAACAACAGCGTGGCGAGTTCATTGGAGCGTGGGCACCGTATGGGTATCGCAAAGACCCCGATGACAAGCATCATCTAATTATCAACGAAGAAACAGCTCCGACGGTTCGACAGATATTCAAGTGGCGTTCCGAGGGTATCAGCGTTGTTCAGATTGGGCGCAGGCTCAACGATGCCGGTATTCTTTCTCCGTCTGCTTACCTCTACGAAACAGGTGAAGTCAAGACGGAAAAATATAAGGGTGTGCCGTGGCATACGCAGATCATCAAAAATATGTTGGCACATCCCGTTTACATAGGTCACATGGTTCAAGGCAGAAAGAAGCAATCCTTCTACGAGGGAAAGTGTCAGACCTATGTGGACGAAGCCAACTGGATTATAGTCCGTAATACCCACGAACCGATTATTGACGGAGAGACCTTTGAAAAGGTTCAGCAGATCGCCAAGCAGAAAAAGAGCGAGTACCACGAAAAGCTCGGCAAGTTTGCTCATTTGGAGCACAGTGAAAACATTCTGCAAGGGCTTGTATGGTGTCCGTATTGTAAGAGACCATTGGTTCGCTACAAGAACGTGAGCCACGGCAAAAAGCTGTGGTACACCTATATCTGCCCCGGTCATGCCGATGATCCTGCCCGTTGTCCGTTCGTGAGCATACGAGAGGATGATCTGAGCGAAGTCCTTTTCACGGCAATTCAATCGCAGATTCAGCTTGCAGCAGACTTGGAGGATGTAATCAAGCGGTTGAATGCACAGCCGGAGTTCCGTCGTCAGCGTTCCGATGCAACAGCAAAGCTCGATGCGGCAAAGCGCACCTTGAAGCGAAGCCAATCTCTGTATGACAGCTTGTACCAGAATTATGTGGAACAGCTTATGACCGAGCAAGAGTATGTTACACTCAAAGCAAGGTACAAAGCGGAGGCAGAAGAAGCCGAAAGGCTGATTGCCGTACTGGAGCAGGAACAGCGTGAAAGCAAGGTTTTTACATCCGAGAACCGCTTTCTCACAGAGTTCCGTTCTTTTATAGGAACGGACAAACTCACAAAAGAAATGGCTTCCGCACTTGTGGAGCGCATTTATGTGGATGCCGACAAAAACATTGATATTCGCCTGCGTTATCGGGATGAATATATAGCACTGCTGAAATTTATCGAAGGGAGGGCTGCTGTATGAGAGTGGCGATGTATCTCCGTCTGTCCAGCGAGGACGGCGACTTAAAGGATACCGGCAAAGCCGAGTCCGAAAGTATATCCAATCAGCGAGGACTGCTGAAGAATTTCATCAGCAGTCATTCCGAGTTCAGCGGTTGGGAAATCTCCGAGTTCTGTGATGACGGTTGGAGTGGTAAGAACTTTGAAAGGCCGGATTTTCTCAGAATGATGGAACAGGTAAAGCAGGGACTGATACATTGTATCGTAGTCAAAGACCTATCCCGTTTCGGACGTGATTATCTCGTGGTCGGCAACTACATCAGCCGTGTATTTCCGTTCCTGGGTGTCCGCTTCATCGCCGTCAACGACGGTTTCGACAGCTCCAGACCGCAGGACATTGACAGCCTTGATACCTCTTTCAAAACGCTGATCTATGACCTCTACAGCCGAGAGCTTTCGGGCAAGGTCAAAAATGCCAAGCGTATGCGAGCTGAAAAAGGCTTGTTTCTCAGCCCCTTTGCTCCGTATGGATATGTGAAAGACCCCGATGATAAAAACCGCCTCCTTATTGATAAAGAAGCGGCAGATGTTGTTAGGAAGATATTCGCATTGACGATTGACGGAGTAAGACCTACAGAGATCGCCGCCATGCTCAACCGTGAGGGCGTGCCAACACCGATGCTGCACAAAAGGGCGACGGGATGTTCCCGTGACCGTTGGCCGAGCATCCATGAGGAAAACTTCTGGACGCAGACCATGATTTTCAAAATCCTCCGTGATGAACGCTACATTGGCAAATGCGTCTATGGCAAGCGTGAGCGTGATATGGTGGGCAACTGGCACACGGTAAAACGCAGTAAGGTCGATTGGATCGTTGTTGACGAGACCCATGAGGGTATTGTTTCAAAGGAAGATTTCCGGAAAGTACAAAGCCGTATGAAAGAGTACAAGGAATATATTCCGAGTGTATCCGAAAGGAATCCGCTTCGTCGCAAAGTGATCTGCGGAACCTGCGGCTACGCTATGGTACTCTCCAATACGAAAAACGCAAAATACCATTGCCGCACTTCGCATCTGGAAACGGATTTTGATTGCACCTCCGAGGGTATTCTGCAAGCGGATATTCACGAAATGGTCGTTAGCTTAATTCGCACCTATGCCGCTTATGCGGTCAGTTTGGAACATCTTCTGCTCCTACAGAAAGAGCGAATCCAGGCAGAGAAAAAGCAAGCCCGTCGTGAGCTTGCTGTACTGCAAAGCAGAAAAAATCAGTTTGAAAAATCCCTCCAAGATTTATACGAAAAACTGATTGACGGTACTATCGACAAGGAGACGTACTTATCTCATAAGGCGAGCAATCAAGCACAGATGCAAGAGCTTTCCGAGAAAATGGAACGCCTTGAAAAGTCCTCGCAGACCACCACCGAGCAAGGTGGAGCCTTTATTGAAAAATACAAGGAATACACCGAGCTTGAAACGCTGACTTCGGATATTGCAAACGACGTTGTGAAGCGTGTTACGGTTTACAAAGACGGCGGCATTGTAATCGAGCTTGCCTTGCGTGACGAGTTGGAGAAGCTACTGACTTGCCTTGAAACGGTGGATGCGGCTTCTTAACCCCCGAAATTGTAAACAAATTTCAAAAATATTTAGTCCTTACTTGACAGCGGCTGATGACGGATACACGGGAACAAGCTTCAACCGCCCCGGCTTTCAGCAGATGCTTGAGGATATGGAAATGGGATATATCTCAACCATCATTGTCAAAGACTCCTCCCATTTCGGAAGAAACTATCTACCCACCACGGCATAACAAAAGAAAAAGAGCAGAAAACCTGCTCCAAATAAGAAATTATAGGCAAAAAAATATCGAGTGTTCATCACTTTCGTTATGAACACTCGATATGGTCGGAGTGACAAGATTTGAACTTGCGACCTCTTGGTCCCGAACCAAGCGCGCTACCATCTGCGCTACACCCCGATAATATTAAAAAACCTTATAAAATCAACGTTTTTTTGAGTTTTACGTGTTTGATTTTTGATTGCGTCAAGCATGGAAAATTGACCTAAAATACCACTTAGTTGACCTAAAATTGACCTGAAATACGATATCAGTTGACCTAAAAATAATACGAAAAAACTCTTAGTTAAGCTGAAAATCGATTCCGCAATCGTCACGTGATTGACCTGAAGCCCATTTTTTTGACCACTTGGCTCGACTTATACATTATACCACATAAACTTCTGTTTGTCAAACCATTACGATTTAAATTCGATTTTAATTCATAAAAGCAAAGCAAAAACCTCAATATACAATCGATATTCCGATAGTGCGGGTTGAACTGTAGGGTAGGGGTGGTTAAAACCATTTATAGACCATTTGTTCATATATAAGTATATATGTGTTCTTTTTTTACACTGACTTAAAATTTTTTCGCGCGTTTGGGAAAGGTTCGGAAAACCCTTTAGGTTCAGGCTTTGCGGCTTTTCGCAGAAAAGGTGTGAAGGTTGATCTGTAAAGGGTTGTCCGAGAAACAAAATCTTTATTGGGACTATATCGTTACTTTTAAAACATAAAAATAATAATATCAGAAGTAAAATCGGAAACTTGTTTCTGATTTTAAAGGCCTTGTTTCACGTGTGAAATAAGGGCTGCTTAATATGCTTTGTCAGAACATTATCCAGGAAGAATTTCTTGTTTTTATAACAAAAAGTTAAGGGCAATAGTTAATAAAAATTGAGAAATCACTAGGTTTTTCCTTGTATTTTACCACTTACTACAGATTTTTATATACTCCTTTATATATTAAAAAAATGTAGTAATGCAGAAATTCATGGGTTTTTACTGGTGTTTTTTGCTTTTTCTCATTGGTTCCCCGATCTTCTTTTTCTTCCTTGGATTTTCTGTTCCATAATAAAGATCGTATTGGTTACCGTTTCGTTCACAGTTAAAGTTTTCATCAACTAAGTGAAGTATTGGCGTTGTAGATGTCAAGTCTGAATTGAAATTTTCTCTAATAACACTAAGAACCTTTCGTAACTCCTCTTTTTTCAATGTAACATAATTCTTTGTGCCAATAACATTATTCAGGTATAACTTTGATTTTTCGATTGCAGACAGCTCTTGTTTTACATTTGAAGCCTGAAACCATTTTTGTATATAGTTAGTATTCTTTGCAAGCTCGTTTTGGAATACTTCTATTTGCTGATTTGACATATCTTCAGCAGATTCTCGTATATAGTAAAACTCGAATTTTTGTTTAAAAACATTATATTTGATATATCGGAATCTGCTTTCGATATAATCAATGTAATGTCTGAGATTCTCTTTTCTTGTATCATAATTCTTTTCCAATTCTTTCTCGTTTTGTAAGTATTCTTTGATCAAGTATTTATTAGTTTCATTTTCAGAATTAGGATATTCGCGATTTGCTACCATTATCTTTTTAGTGAATAATACATCAGTCATATCAATATTGTAGTCGAATTGGGCTATGTTTGAAATAATGTAAAGATTTTCAACACCTTTTCTTATTCGACCTGCCATTTGTACTACATCGTACATGAGGTGAGTTTCAACAAACATATTATGATAATCTTCATTATGTATGTTTATACCTTCTTTATTTCGTGAGGTTGTAACGAACATCTGAATCTCTTCAAGTATTTTACAATGTTCTTCAAGAGATTGGTTTATGTCTTTAATTTTTGTGCGTTCCTTGTCTGGTAATAACTTTATTTTCTTTTCGTTTGAAAAAGAAACCCCTATATTTATATCATCGGGTAGCTCAAACTTTTCTTTGGTTCCTGATTCAGTCAATGTGTGATTGCTGAAGTAAATAATTTTTTCTCCGTTTAACAGTAATTTTTTAATATGGTTTTTAGCGGTATCTTTATCAATTATGATCACATTCTTGGGAACAACATTTTCACACTTGTCGAATAGGTTCATTGTATTTGTTAACTCTTTCGGAAAATCTAAATCAACATGAGCTTCAAAGGGTTGAGGTGTCCCTGTCATTAGAATCATGTGTTTGCAGGAACAATCTAAAAGCTTATTATTTTTATATAGATTAAGGTATTCTTTGATAAATTCTACAACATCAAATGTTGCTGCTTGATATGTTGAGTCTGTAACAAGTGAATGGACTTCGTCAACAACTATTGCGTCAAATTTATTCCAAATATGCGTTGTTGGATCATTAGGATTGTATGCGTATTTCAAGTATGCCGATATGTAAGCATTTGTGCAAACAACACTTTTGTTATATGTGAGAAATGTAAAATCTCCCCATTCACTTGTATAGTGTATTTCTTTGAGATAGTTTTCGTATTTGGGAGGTCTATAGTCTCCGGTTTCAAAGACTTCTTTGTTTAAATTCCCGTTTACTGTGATTTTTTCGGTTACTAAGTCTCCCATTTCCTTCAGAGTTTCTGCAACTTTAGCACGTCTTGATGTTATAAGTAAAATATTATGTTGTGGAATGTTGTATTCCTGCGATCCTGTAATCATTTTTGCCGCAAAGTATGATTTACCGCTGCCGACCCCTGAGTATATTTTTACTAGTGGAAATGGTTCGATATCGGTTTTGTAGTCTATAACATTACATAAGCGTTGTTTGTCTGCCATATTGCTCCTCCTTTGTTGTATATGATGTCAGAAATACATATTTCCACTTGTGCTGTTAGCGTCAAAGAACATTATATAATAGATTGGAATATATATTATTTTACTGTTCTGTGTAACACGTCTTTCGTTGGAGACAACAAATGTTTTTATGACATTGAAGTCGTCGCTTTGCACGAAGGTGTTCAATGCGCTGTGTTTTGTATAGTCTTTACCTGATTTAACTTCAATAGCATAATAAAGGCTCATTTCCAGCTTTTCAAATATATTATACCATATTTTTTCTAACTTTTCAATACATAAACTGTGGATGATTTCGGTTTTTTCAATTGAGGCTATGATAAACATCGAACAGTTTTTTTCTGATCCTTGGATGCACAGAGGCAAATTTCCATTTTGAGGTTCAAAAACCTTAAGAAATCAGAGGTTTTTCGAGGTCAAATATTTAAGGGGTATAAACATATGGTCGAAATGGTTTCATCCTGAAATCCCTTTATAGTTCTTACAAATAAATATGAATTGTAACACTTCTTTTAATATACGATGTCTTGTGTATGTGTTCTAGTTTTTTCATACTTAAAACCCTTGACTTTTCTGGGTAACTGTGGTATAATCATATGAGAAGAACTTATTTTGAATTATATTTTTTATCGCGGATTTAAGCTTCGTATATTTCCTGTTAATGTCCTGTAAATACCGTTTTTTTTACAAAACATTTACACGAAAAAACAACAATGAATTACACTATTTTTTTATATATTGATTGGGAATGTTCTTGTTTATCGGGACTTGTTGAGCGTGTTTAAATTTTGTTTTATCATAAATAAAAAAATATTAAAAGTTCGATTACCTTTATGTTTGCGAAATAATTTATTTATTGATAATGATTGAAAGCCCTTTGAGCCGACGACAGAAGATTGGTGCTGAAAGTATGAGTATCAATCCTATTATCACATCTGAATCTTCTGTGGATATGTATGTGTTCATCAGAGTGGTGATGCCGATGTCTAACGTTGTTGGTCTTTACACCTTGATATCGACATATCAATGACTTGTTTCGTTTGCAGAGTATCTAATGTTTGTTCGATAGACGATGCGTTGGGTTATATTAAGAGTGAGGCTAGGTTGTGAGGGAAAAGTATGATTACAGGTATACATCATTTTGCGATTATAGCCAGTTCGGAAGTCTCTGTGGATTTCTATAAGCAATTGGGTTTCCAAGAAACTTTCCGAAGAGAGCGTAAGTATGACACAGTCGTCCTTCTCCATGGACACGGAATGCAGATCGAGATGTTCGTTGATCCTAACCACCCGGAACGTGCGACGAACCCTGAGAACATGGGGCTTCGGCATTTGGCACTGAAGGTTGAGAAGATTGAGGATACAGTCAAGGAATTAGGACTTGAGATTGGACCGATCATGAACGATTGGGTTGGCATTAGGTTTGCATTCACGGCGGATCCCGATGGATTGCCGATTGAGCTGCATGAGTGAGACACTTTTCATGTACAGACCACACAGTTGTGTGAGAAACGAAGATTAAACAGATAACAATAATTACATGAGGCACAGGTGATTAAGAATGACCATTATTTTGTCCATTTTAGGCATATTAGCAGTAATATTTGTTGTCCTGGCTATCGTAGCTATCATCAAGAAGCCGGACAGCGTTTATAGAAACAAACCGGAAGAACGTAATCCCATGGAAGGGAAGAAAGTTCACTTTGTTGAGAACGATGATGAAAAAGAAAACGCTGATGGTGCAAGAGGTCATCTGGAAGCCATCGGAGTCGTTGATCATAAGCCTTCTTTCTATGAGAAGGTTTTCAAGCGTTTAATTGACCTCGTTCTATCATTCTTTGGTCTTGTTATCCTATCTCCTATATTTCTGATTCTTTCTTTGTGGATAATCATTGACGATCCTGGTCCCATATTCTTCACTCAGAAACGTCTTGGTAAGAATAAGCAATATTTCAAATTACATAAATTCCGTAGCATGAAAATGAGTACGCCTCATGACAGACCTACTCATATGCTTGAGAACCCGCAGCAATATATTACAAAAGCAGGTAAATTCATTCGAGCTCATAGTCTTGATGAATTACCACAGATTTGGGATATCTTCATTGGTAACATGAGTGTCATTGGGGATGGATGTATAATAGAGACAACCAAGAAAAGTATTGATTTTTCAAGGGTTGTCACGGTCTAAGTCAACTGAAATTATTTATTTTGTATGGGGTTGAAAAATGATAAGACAACCAAGAACA